GCTATCGCGGTTACGACTATACCCTGCAGGTGTTTGAGTTTTCAGGTAATTTTTACTGGAGCAGAAACTTACGATGACGAGAGTGAACCTAACGTACACGGCGGCGCTATGTGGGCACGTATGCCTATAACGGCGTTATGTGGTGACACTCCGTATGATGAGTGGCCTGAGCCTATGGACGTATGGGCAGCACAGCCTTGGGATTGTAGTTCTCGCACGCACGCTGTTTACGTGCTTGATAGGGCAACACCATGCCCTTGGCTAGCAAAGATAGACGGTGAAATGTACCCAGCAAAATACTTGTTTACGGTGGATTATACAGATTCAGAAATAGGCGATGACCCTGCGCAACACAAGCAGAGTCACGTTATGGAACTTTTAGATGCGGGTGAGTGGACGGGGAACATAGTAGCCCTACCCAACAACAGAGTACGTGTTACTCATCCAGCATGGTTTGAGACAGGCGAAGGAGCACCAGATTTTAGACCTTCTCAGTATGTGCATTATAGCAAGTCTGATTTGGATTATACGTTAGATACCAACCAGATATTTAACAACTTATATGCGGAGTGAATCATGGCATTACCAGCATTAGGCGCAGCAGCTAAATTCCTCATGGCAAATGGAGCTAGAGCAGCCACGATGAAATTTGGTAAAGCGGCTGTAGACAAGGCTAAAAACGAAATTAAAAAACGCGAGTCCGCCGTTATGAAAAAGACGGATGAAGCTAATATTGGCGTTAAGAAAGAATCAAGTCCTCAGTCTATACGCAGAGGTCAGGATACTAAACGTAATAAGCGAGTGGCTAAAGAAGAACGTACTTCAGGTAGGTCTGATGCGCTTAGACCACCAAAAGATGAGATGCCCTTAAAATTTAGAGGAGGCGGTATGAAATCTAAAATGAAAGCTAAAGGCATGAAAGCTGGTGGCAAGATGAAATCTAAAATGAAAGCTAAGGGCATGAAAGCTGGTGGCAAGATGACATCTAAAATGAAAGCTAAGGGCATGAAAGCTGGCGGCAAAATGAAAGCCAAAGGCATGGCGAAGGGGGGCATGAAGACTAAAGGTTACATGGCTGGCGGACTAAAAGATGTGCCAGAAGGCAACAAGGGACTCAAAAAGCTGCCTAAAAAAGTGCGTAATACTATGGGATTCAAGGCCAAAGGCGGCATGATGAAGACCAAAGGCTATGCTGCAGGCGGCATGAAGTCCAAGATGGCTACCAAGAAGAAGCCTACTAAGCAGAAGGTTCGCGGTGCCGGTATCGCTCGTAAGGGTGTACGTCCAGCGAAGATGCGATGAGACGATACTACAAGTCAGGCGGTAAGGTTAAATCGAAGGGAAAAATATGCCCTGCTGGTAAGGCGTGGGCTAAACGAACCTTCGATACTTACCCGTCCGCTTATGCAAACATGGCAGCTTCTAAATATTGCAAAGACCCTAACTACGCCAAAGGCAGCAAGAAAAAGAAGAAGTAATGGCTAAAGACCCCAAGGTAGGAACAGGTAAAAAGCCAAAGGGCAGTGGTAGAAGACTGTATACGGACGAGAACCCCAAAGATACGGTGTCCATAAAGTATGCTACTGCGCAAGATGCTCGTGATACCGTGGCTAAGGTCAAGAAGATAAGAAAACCTTTTGCTAGGAAGATACAGATACTTACGGTGCTAGAGCAAAGAGCTAAGGCAGCAGGTAAACACACGCAAGCAGACATTGCTAAACGTGGCAAAGAAGCCATACGTAGAGCGCGGAAGGTAAAGTAATGGGTCAGCTTAAACAGTGGCGAGAGCAGCAATGGGTTCGTATTGGCACCGATGGCAAGATCAAGGGGCCATGTGGCACATCAAAAAACAAAAAGAATCCTGATCGGTGCCTACCAAAAGCAAAAGCGCAGTCTCTTAGCCAAGCAGAGCGAGCCAAAACTGCCAGAAAGAAAAAGAAAGCTGGGGCAAGAGGGCAGCAAGTAGTAGCAAACACTAAAAAGGCTAAAGTAAGAACTGCAAAAGAGGGCGGTATGATCCGCGAAAATCACAAAGGTTGCGGGGCTGTCATGGGTGGCCGCAGAAAGAAAACTCTGTACGTAAGAGGTACTAAGAATGGCTAAACTAGAGGTTTTTCAAAACGGCAACTTCTCCGATGGTCGGCCCGTATTTCAAGTAGGTAGTAAGAACGAAGATGGCACATACACCGTAGTAGATGCGAGCCTGATGAGTGAAGAAGAGGCGAAGGCTAGGCTGGAACATTTACAGCCCACACCAACTCCAGCGCCAAAGAAAGAACCAGTTAAAAAAGCAGCGGCTAAAAAAGCAACTAAGAAGAAATAGATGGCTACCTCTGGAACAACCGCGTTTGAGATGGACTTCACGGAGATCGCTGAAGAAGCGTGGGAACGTGCGGGCCGTGAAATGCGTTCAGGGTATGACCTTCGCACTGCTCGAAGATCCATGAATTTAATGACTATTGAGTGGCAGAATCGTGGTCTTAATTTGTGGACGATAGATGAGGGCACGGTAAATCTAGTCAAGGATACCGCGCAGTATGATCTACCTGCGGATACTATTGATCTGTTAGAGCAGGTAATACGTACAAACGCTGGCGATGAATATACACAGCAGGATCTTACGATAAATCGTATTAGCGTTAGCACATACGCATCTATACCTAATAAATTAACAGAAGGTAGGCCGATACAAGTTTACATAGAAAGACTTGTGGCTAACCCAAAGATAAACGTATGGCCTGTGCCTGATAAAAGCGATACATACGTTTTTAAATACTATCGTATGAGGCGCATACAAGACGCAGGTAACGGAGTAGAAACTCCTGACGTGAACTTTAGGTTCCTACCTTGTCTGGTTGCGGGGCTGGCGTACCACATAGCCATGAAAGACCCAGAACTAGCACCTCGCATACCTTTGCTCAAAGATGTTTACGAAGAACAGTTTCAGCTAGCTGCTGAAGAGGATAGGGTGAAAGCACCTGCTCGGTTTGTGCCTAAAATAGGTTATGTCTAATCGTTTCGCCTCTACAAAACGTGCTATCGCAGAGTGCGACATCTGCGGGTTTCAGTTCAAGCTACGAGAACTGAAAGAGATAATACGGAAGGGTAAAACTACTAATCTAAAGGCTTGCCATGAGTGCTGGAATCCTGACCACCCTCAGTTGAAGTTAGGTGAGTTTCCCGTGGACGATCCTCAAGCTATTCGTGATCCGAGACCTGATAGAAGTTTAGGTGAAGCGGGTAGCAATAGCAGTAGACAGATACAGTATAGCTTTAACCCAGTTGGCGCGGGTAGAGATCCGTTTGGGTTAACACCTAATAGCCTTGTTGCTACAGGGAAAATAGGTACAGTAACGGTAACAACAACTTAGGTGATCTTATGAAAAATATGAGCACAGTGAAGCCAGTAAAAAATGCCCCTAAGACTGACATGAAGAACGTTAAAACTACGGGCATAAAAATTCGTGGTACGGGCGCAGCTACAAAAGGAACTATGGCTCGTGGGCCTATGGCATAAATTATGAGTATGACCTACTCACAGTTAACGGCGAACATACAAGATATTTGTGAAACCACATTCACAAGTGACCAACTTGCTATGTTTGTGCAGCAGACAGAACAGTTTATATATAACACTGTTCAGCTTCCGTCGTTAAGAAAGAATGTATCGGGCACCATGACATCAGGTAACAAATACCTAGCTGTGCCGTCAGATTATTTATACACCTACAGTCTAGCTGTAGTTAATAGTGATGGGTCTTTTGATTTCCTACTCAATAAAGATGTTAACTTCATTCGTGAAGCGTACCCCACGCCCGCGTCTACAGGCACTCCAAAGCATTACGCTAATTTTAACGATGAGACTTTTATTCTTGGCCCCACACCCAGTGCTAGTTTGACTGTGGAGCTTCATTATGGGTACTACCCAGAGTCAATTGTCACTGCCAGTACGTTACCTTGGCTTGGCGAAAATTTTGATTCTGCGTTATTAAACGGCTCTTTAGTTGAAGCGATACGCTTTATGAAGGGCGAACAAGATATGGTTGCGATGTACCAACAGATGTTTGCGCAATCGCTAACTCTGTTGAAAGCGTTAGGCGATGGCAAGCTGCGTGGAGACACATATAGAGAAGGTCAGTATACGCAGGCGGTTACGTAGCATGTTTATGAAAGCACCAGAAATAGAAGTGGGTAACGTTTTTGTTGCCACCACAGAACACAAGGGACATGACCCTGAGTTTTGGGCGCAAGCTGCTGCAGGTAGAATCGTAAGCGTGGGCGGTAGTTGTCACCCTGTAATAGCACAGCAAGCAGAAGCATTTAAAGAAGCGGTCAGAGCTACGGCTTTGCATTACATAAAAGAGGCAATAAAAAGCGATAGGACGACACTTATTGCAGAACTAGAACGTCAAGGTCATAAGGACATGGCAGACATACTTAGGAGTTTATAATGGCTATATCTACAGCTATGTGCACATCCTTCAAGCAAGAGATTCTTGTTGGTACGCACAACTTTACTGCCACTTCTGGCAATACGTTTAAACTAGCTTTATATACAAGCTCTGCTTCTTTAGGCGCAAGCACCACTGCATACACAACGTCTAATGAAGTATCTGGCACAGGATATACAGCGGCTGGTGCAGCATTGACTAGCGTTACACCCACAACATCAGGCACCACAGCACTTTGCGATTTTTCTGACCTGACATTTAGTTCAAGCACCATTACTGCAAACGGTGCTCTGATCTATAACGATACTCAGTCAGACAAAGCTGTTTGCACGTTGGCGTTTGGTGGGGACAAGACAAGCACCGCTGGTGATTTTACTATTCAGTTTCCAACGGCGGATGCATCTAACGCGATAATCCGCATCGCGTAGCGAGTAGTATGTGGCAGATCTTAATGGGTGGGGCAGAGGTACTTGGGGCGAAGGCCCGTGGGGCCAAGCAGACCCTGTTGAGATCACAGGTGTCTCAGGCACAGGTGCGGTCACCACAGTCACAGTCAGCGCAGACGCAAATGTTTCTATCACAGGTGTTTCTGCAACAGGGTCAATCGGCTCCGTCACGATCATCGAAGGGTCGGGCGTCACTGTTTCTATCACAGGCGTTGCAGGTACAGGCGCTGTTGGATCGGTTACGGTTACCGGAGATGCAAGCACTTCGGTCACAGGCGTTGCAGGCACGGGTGCTGTTGGGTCGATTACGGCGGCGGGTGCAGCAAATGTTTCTGTTACTGGGGTCTCAGGTACTTCAGCTATCGGAACGGCTACAGTTAGTGCAAATGCGAGTGTTTCTGTTACAGGCGTGGCGGGCACTAGCGCCGTTGGTGCAGTCACTACAACAGCGGGTGCAAATGTATCGCCTACGGGTGTTGAAGGTACTGGAGCAGCAGGCACAGTTACTGTTGGATTGGGTCAGACGATTGTTCCGACAGGTGTTGAAGGCACTGGAGCGACTGGGGATGTAACCGTTGCTGACATTGTTATTGGTGTCACAGGAGTATCTGCAACAGGTGCAGTAAATATTGTCAATGTGTGGGGCTTAGTAGATGATAGTCAAACACCAAACTATTCAATTGTATCGGTAAGTCAGACACCAAGTTACTCAACTGTATCAACGAGTCAGACTCCAAATTGGGAAGAGGTAGCTTAATGCCACGCAAAGTGAAGAAGATTATTAAAGGACTAGAGAAAGCCTCTAAGACTCACAAAAAACAAGCTGAAACATTGAAAAAGCATGTGGCCTCTATGAAAAAGCCCGCTGCTAAACGTCGGAGAAGATAGATGGCAACTTACGTCAACGACCTACGCTTAAAAGAGATTGCCACTGGTGACGAATCAGGTACGTGGGGCACCAGTACAAATACAAATTTAGAGCTAATTGCAGAGGCATTCAGCTTTGGTACGGAAGCTATTACGACGAATGCTGATACCCACACTACTACTATTGCCGATGGGTCTACTGATCCCGGCAG